AGCGTGTTAATGAAATGGTATTTCAAACTCAGTACATGCAAAATCCAACACCTAGAGAGGGCCTATTATTTCCAAAAGAAAAACTAACTTTCCAAGACTTCAAAACAATTGATTTTAAAGATAAAATTGGAAGTTTATCTTATGTGGATATTGCAGACACTGGAGATGATAATCATTGTGTTATAATTGGAATATTGCACATGAAACGGATTTTCATTACAGACGTTTTATTTACTAAATTGGGAACTGATCAGAATGTAAATTTAACAGCTGAAATTTTAAACAGAAACGTTCCGGAGTTTGTATTAATTGAATCAAACTTTGGAGGTGGAATGTATGGCCAATTGTTGGCGCCAAAGCTAAATAAAATAATTTCAGTTAATCCAATTAAAGCAAAATCGAATAAACACGCAAGAATTACGCAATTAGCTGGATTTATGAAGATGTATTGTGTATTTCGTTCCGACTATGAAAAAGGAAGCGATTATGACAAGTTTATGCGTAATTTGATGGAGTATAACAAAAATGGTACGGTAAAACATGACGATGCACCCGACTGTTTAGAGGGCCTTTGTAAAACCGCTTTAGATTTGCACATTAATTACTTCGATGAAATACCAAGTAGTGATTCAGCTTCTTGAAGTGAGTAACCAATAGAAACAAGTCCCTGAATTGCATTAGCTTTAGTTTGTGCAGTTTCCGCTTCGGCTTTTTGGTCAACTTGCATACAAGGTAAATGTGAAAAATCCATTTCAACATAAATACCTTTATTGAATAAATCTAAAGAATCATTCAAGGCAAAACAAAACTTTTCTGAAAATGGAATAATACAGTCTTGATAACCTGACTTTAAATAAGTGTTTGCATTATTAAATGTTGCTCCTTTTTCCTGACTAAACAAATTAGAATTTAATCCAATTGCATCACAAGTACGTTGCATTCCTAAAGAAATAGTTTCAAAAATCATTTGATCTTTAATACCAAGTGAAAGCTGAGTGTAGTCGATTGGTTTGTTTACGATTCTTATTACGCTTTGATTATCAAATATTCCGTTTTCATCTTTAAAATCTTTCTCGATTTCAGTTCTATCGTTAGGAACTAAAGCAGTCATTCCGTTTGGGTTTACCTTTGGAGAAATAACACCAATTGCGCCACGTTTGGTAATATTCACGTTATTAAAACCGTGCGCCCCTCTAGCGTTTGTAATAGGCATTTCAAGTGAATTTAAAATCGATTCGCCTTTAATACCATTCTTTGAAAAGTTTTTAATATGGATTATTTCGCTAGGTTCAAATTCTTCATTATTTGACTGCAAAAAATACTTTTGGATTATTTCGCTTAGTTCAGTTTGTTTGTACTTGACACCGCTTAATTTCATTGCTATATCATCGTTTGGTAGGTTTACCAATGTTGTTGGGTATTCCGATAAGATAGACGGTTGATTCTTATAAATGTAAACGTTTCCATAAATATCGTGATTTACTGATACTGAAATTAACCATTCGTTACGATTCATTAAGGGGTTTGGTTTCTCCAGCAACTTAATCAAAGGGTGGTTTTCAATTGGTTCATTCGTTTTATAATCTTTGACAACAAAACGTCCGTTTGAAAACATTGATGCTTTTTTCATTATTGGAATGTAAATTTCTGAGGTTGTCGAAAACAAATGATATTCGTTGTTATTGACTGTTTCCCAAATTACCTGGGGAGCGTTAAAATTTCCTATCTGTAAATTATCCCATAAAGGTAACATTCTTGTTAATCTATCAGTTCCACGAAACGCATTTCTAAAAAGATTTCCCAAACCTAAAAGCGAATTTTCTTGCATAATCAAAATATTTTTATACAAATATAATTCTATTTAACATAATATTGTAAATTTGTACAAAGTTCTATTTAACATAAAATGAAAAATGAGCAAATTAAGTTGTCAGATGAGCAAATTAAAAAGCTGAAATCTGATAAACAAAAGGTGGTTGATTCAACTAAATTGGTAAAGAAATGACTAAAGAAGAACAAATTAAGCACGTTTGGAAAAATCGTGAATTACTTATTACTCAAAAGACAAACGCTGTAAAACAAGCTGATGTTGTTTATCATACAAAGATTGAAAATGATACAACTAAAGGAGTGAATAAAGCTGGAGTTGATATTACAGTTGAAGATCCAAGTATTTTACGTGCTAAACTTGTAATAAATACGACAAATTTGATTGATTCACACATGGATTGTCATATTTCAGGAATCTGGAAAAAATCATTGCAAGAAACAAAACAACTTTATTTGTTGCAAGAGCATGAAATGGAATTTGATAAAATAATTGCTGATTCAGTTGTTGACGAATTAAAAGCAAGCACTGAAACTTTATCATTCAAATCAATTGGTTTTGATTATCCAGGGAATACTGAAGCGTTGATTTTTGATGTACAAATTAAAAAAGACGTGAATGAGTTTATGTTTGATTTATACCGTAAAGGACGAGTAACTCAGCATTCAGTTGGAATGCGTTACATTAAAATTTTCCTTTGCGTTGATTCAAATGAAGCGATGTATTCTAGTGAAAAAGCAAACTGGGACAAATATTATCCAATGGTTGCCAATAAAGAAATTGCAGATCAAAAAGGATTTTTCTGGGCGGTTACTGAGGCAAAAGTAATTGAGGGTTCTGCAGTTGTTAAAGGTAGCAACGAATGTACTCCAGTAATGGAAATTGAAATTGAAAAACAAAATATTGAAGCCGTCAATGACACTTCAGAAAACGAGCCGTCAAAAGACACTCAAAAAAGAAGAAGAACAATTTAGTATTAACAAGTAAAAACTTAAAGAAATGTTTACTTACAAAACACAAGAAGAAGTTGATAAGATGACGGCTAGCGAGTACGAAACTTATACAACAGAAAAAAGCGCACACGAAGCTGATTTGAGAAAACAAGAAATCGAAAAAGCTATTGAAGAAGCGCAAAAAAACAACGCTACAAAAGAAGAAGTTGAAGCGTTAACTGCGAAAAATGCTGACATCGTTAAGGAAATCGAAAGACTTTCTTTAGATGCTAAAAAAAGAAGCGAGCAACCAACAAAAGAAAACAAAACTTTTTACGGGGTTTTAAAAAGCACTTTTGAAGCTGTTTCTAAAGAATTGGATGCTGTAATTTCAGGCGAAGCAAAACAAATGACTGTAAAAGCTGTTGTGAATATCACAGATGCCACTACAATTGATGCTGCTGGTTCTGCAAATCACATTAACCTAACAACAAACACTGGTATCATTTCAAAAATCCGTTCAAGAATTTTGGCGTATTTAACAAATGTATCTGTTGCTCCGATGGCTGGAAACCGTGTGAATTGGATTGAAGAACTTGATGAGCAAGGAACGCCAATTTTTATCGCTGAAGCTGCTGGAAAAACAAAAATTTCAGTTCGTTATGAGGAGCGTGAAATGAAGTCTAAAAAAATCGGTGTTTACGGCAAAGTTTCAACTGAAATGTTGCGTAATTTGCCAATGTTGATTCCTTACATTCAATCTAATTTGATGAAAAGAGTTGACATCGTAACTGAAGATCAATTATTCGGAGGAGATGGTACAGGTAACAACTTGAAAGGTTTGTCTGAATACGCTGTAGATTTCACCGGTGGCTCAATGGCTGGTACTTTGACTGCGCCAAACATTAACGATGTATTTAGAGCAATCGCTTTGCAAGTTCAAGAAGCATACGGTACTGCAAGTGCGTTATTTGTTGAGCCGTCTGTAATTGCACAACTAGATGTATCTAAAGACGAAAATGGTTCTTACTTGTTGCCACCTTTCAGAATGGCTAACGGTAATCAAATCGCTGGAATGACATTAATCGCTTCAACTGGTTTGCCTAGTGGGGTTGACTTTATTGGTGGGGATTTATCAGTTGTTCAAGTACGTTTTGCTGATGCAATGAATATCCAAATCGGTCAAGACGGTAACGACTTTACAAACAACTTAAGAACTATCTTAGTTGAGCAAGAGTTATTGCAATTTGTTTCTGCAAACGATGCGCAAGTATTGGTACAAGGAGACGTTGCAACTGCAATTACTGCATTGACTATCGACTAATATTAATTAGCCCTCTTTCGACTGATTGAGGGCTTAATATTCAAGTTATGAAAATTGAAATTATTGTTGAAGTTGCTGGAATGACTAAAGGAATGGTTAAAGATGTTCCTAAAAATATCGCTCAAAATCTTATTGATAGAGAATTGGCGGTTGAAGTAAAAGCGGAAAAGCCAAAGAAAGCAACAAAGGACGAAACAAAAGCGTAAAAGATGAGTATTTTAGCACCAAGTGATTTTGTAGGTAGGTATGCGATAACGCAACATCCAACCAATGCTACTAAAATTCAATCGTACATTGATATGATTGAGCCAAGTATTATGAATGAATTATTTGGGGTTGAATTGCTTGCTTTATACGTTCAGGGAATCGAGGACGAAGAAGAAATTTACACAAAACTTTTAAATCCATTCTTTGAAAATCTTTCATGTGGAAAGTTGATTGAATCTAAAGGTATTGTTGATATGCTTAAAGGATTCGTTTATTTCGCTTATTCGGCCGAGGACTATTCGGAAGTATCTGTAAACGGAAATGTAGTACAGAACAACGAAAACTCAACCAAAGCGAACGATATCGAATCTAGTCTTTACACAAAGTATAATACTAGCGTAAAAACTTACAAAGCTATTCAGGCGTATATTTTAGAGAATCAAGACGTTTATCCAACGTTCAAAGGGCAAAGAAAATCACTTTTAAACTGGTTCTAATGCGACAAGATATAAGCGATATTATAGAGTTTGAAATCATTGAGAAACTTGATACAACTGTTAAAGTGGTTTACGCTTCGCCAGTTGAAAACAATACTCAGGTTATTAGACTTTGTGACGTGAAATTCTTGCGTTTATTTGGGGTTATGTGGTACTTAGATGAATCGGAGTATTTCAGTGTATTAAATTACAATGAGGACGGTTCACTTACTGTTACCGCTTCAAACGAGGGAATCGAAGCGTATAAGGGTCAAGTCTTAAAGCTAAAGAAACCTTTTTATTTAAAAGGAACGCCAAGAGCAGTCAATTTTGAATGGAATAAATTAAGCGAAATTGAGGGCCTAAAATTACCTTTGGTTTGGTTAGTTAATCCAACAAATGAAAAGTTTATTAGTGATCCACCAATTGAAAGAACGAGCGACTGTCGATTATTCTTATTGACCAAGGCAAATTTTGCTGATGATTGGACAAAAGAGCATAGGGAAAAAAATGTAATTCCATTGATAAATTTAGCTGATGAAATTGTAAAATCTATAAACAAGAATCAATTGTATTTTAATCGACTAATTGATTTTGATGTTAAAGACTTTGCAAGATTTGGAACTGAAGATACAACTGGAATTATCAAAAACATTATTGATGCAAAACTCTCAGGTGTAGAAATGAGGTTTTCGCTAGATGTGTTGAAACAAAATTGTAAATGTTAAATTTTAAAACTTATAAATTATGAGTGTAGCGGTAGGTTGCCAGTGTGGCACAGTTCACGGAAATACGGGTTTACCAAATTGTGTTGAACTTTTTGGAAAAGCCTTAGGATTTGGTGTTATTTCTTTGAGAGATAAACTAAATCAGTCAAACAAGATTTCATTGATTGCTCCAAATCCAGGAGTTACTTTGAACTCAATGTTAAGTAATCCTGACAGAACGAAAAGAATGTTTCCAATTACGGAACTTCGCAACGTTGTACCAGCTGTTGAGGATTCTCAATATGCAACGGATAACGCTGGAGGTCGAGTTCGTACAAGACGTGGTTTTAAATCATTGACTTACGAAAAATGGGAAGTTTCTGATGTGTTTGTAGGAAAAGCACAACAAGGAGAGTGTAACGCAAACGGTATTTATTTGTTTTCCGCAAAAGGAATTCAAGGTATCAAAAGCAATGGTTTTTTATTGCCTATTCCAATTGAAGCGTATGACAATAAATTCATGCCAGCTGACGATGCAAATCCAGCTAAATTGATGGGGTCTTTTCAATATGCACCAACTTTGCAAGACGGAGATCTTTGGATGATTACATGGGAACAATTAGGATGGGATTATAACAACATCACTGGTTTAATTGATGTTACTTTCATTGAAATTAACGAGCCAAGTGTAACTACGGGTACAACTTCTTTCGAGGTTTCTTTGGCTACAGATTACGGTTTCAATTACGCTGAAACTTCAAATGTTGAGGGGTTGGAAATTGCTGACTTTTATGTAGAGGACATCACAGACGGTGTGGAGATTGAGATTGACGATTTAGAAATCAATCCAGTTACGAATACTTATACATTCTCATACGCTCAAACTGTACCGAATGCGAACGATGTAAAAGTTACTTTGTTCTCGAAAGGCTACGAGGGTTACTACACATATTCACAACCAGCATAATGTTTGTTAAATGTGGAAATGGTCAAACTCGCAGAAGTTTAGTAGAGGGTAAGACGTTGGACGAATTGAAAGTATTATTACCTCACAAGTCAGAAATGGCACTCATTCAAATGATGAAAAGATTGGAAGCTGAAAAGCCAGTCGAGGAGAAAAAGCCAAAGAAAGGTAAAAAGGAAGTTGATTCTGAAAATTAAAGTTAAAAGCCCTTGCAAATTGTAGGGGCTTTTTTTTGTACTTTTACAATATTATGTTAAATAGAACTTCAATATACGAATTTTGCGAGCGTGTTAAAATGCTCAATGAAGTTGATATTTGGCTAAATTCATTTGACGATTCAACAATCAAAAAAATAATTGATTGGATTAAGATTTCGCAGTTAGAAAATGAGGGAATAGACGATTTAGGACGTGTTATAGGTACTTATTCTTATGCAACGGAAAAGATTACCAACGGACGAAAAAAAGCTGGAGACCCGTACAATTTACATGATACTGGTTATTTCTTACAGACATTGACAGTTCACGTATTCAATGACTATTTTTTAACGGATGCGGACGGTCAAAAGGAAAACGAAAACTTATTTGATAAATATGGAGACGGAATTATTGGTTTAACAGATGAAAACCTAGGAAAATTAATACTTGTTTTGAAAGATAATATGCTTGAATATGCTAGAAAAATACTATTTGTCGATTAATGAATTTCCGCTTTTCAATTGGTTTCGATGCAATGAAGAACAGTATAAATATTGCAGACGAGACCCAAATATCGGAACAGAAAAAGAGGATTTGCAAGCGTGGGAAACTTTGTATAATGATTTTATTCAAAAGGTAGGTTTTAGCGATGAATTTAACCTTTACCTAGACAATCTAAAAGCACGTGCAAAAAGTTGCTTAGAGTTCTTAGAATCACTAAAAGAGGGTAAAAGAAATATATTCTTGATAAATAGAATTAGAATGTTAACCATTAAGATCGATATGTTTGAATCAAAATTAACGGGAAACGAAAACAATGAAATTAAAATGTTGAACGCAATATCCAAATATCAAGGCTATCGAATACCACAAAAGGAAATTACGGTGCTTGAATATGAGGAGTTGAAAAAACAGTTTGTTAATAGCTTAAAAGAAAATTGAAATGGCAAAGAAAATAACCAAAGATGAGATATTTGAGAAAGGATTACTTTCGGACGTTATCAAAGATGCGAACGAGGCGATTCAGGTATTTGATAAATTAGATACTGAGTTGCTAAAAGTATCAAAATCTTACAAAGCTATTATTGATAATTCAAGTAAGAACTCAAAAGGTTCAATTACTGAGTTAATAAACGCATCTAAGCAACTTAATCAAATTACTGAACAAACTGTATTGATTGAAAAAGAAAAGTTAAAGGTTGACCAACAATTACGCATTTCCAAAAAAGAGCAACTTTCTGCAGAACAAAGTTTGCAACGCCAACGTGAAAAAGGTATTGCACAAATGGAACGTGAAGCTAGAAAAGTAGCAGAAGAGGAACGACCATACAACAAAATGAGCGCAACGTTAAACGATTTGCGTAAAAAATACAAAGATTTAGCTGTTTCTGGAAATGAAAATACAGCCAGCGCTAGAGCAATGAAACGTGAAATTGATTCCCTGGATAAAACTTTGAAAAAAGCAGATGGATCAGTTGGGCAATTTCAAAGAAATGTAGGTAATTATCCACAAACATTTAAAGCAATTGGATCAGCACTTAGTCAATTAGGATTAGCATTTGGAGTATTTTCAACAATTCGTGGTATTGCAGAAACAGAGATTAAATTACAATCTTTGCAATTGGCACTTAAAAATGTCATGGGAACGCAAGAAAGATACAATCAGTCGTTTTCTTTCTTATCCAAACTTTCACGTGATTACGGGCAAGATTTAACGGTTTTGGTTGATACCTACAAAGGATTTATTGCAAGTTCGGAAAGTTCAAATTTGAGTTTAGAAGCTAGAAATAAAATCTATGAATCTGTTATTAAATCAGGTTCAAGTTTAGCACTTTCAAACGATCAGATACAAGGTTCACTTTTGGCAATTTCTCAAATGTTTTCAAAAGGTACGGTTTCAGCCGAGGAATTAAGAGGTCAACTTGGCGAACGTTTGCCAGGGGCATTTGGAATCATGGCTAAATCAATTGGTGTTTCTGAATCCGAACTTGGTAAAATGATGCAGAAAGGCGAAGTAATGGCAAAAGATGTATTGCCGAAATTCGCTGAGGAACTTGAAAAAACTTTTGGAGCAAATGCAAGTAAGAATTTAGAAACTATTGGCGGTGCTTGGAATGTTTTACAAACTGAAATTTCACTTTACATAAATGAAGCCAACAAAGGCGGTGCAATTACAAAACAGATAGCTGGAGCGATTAGTTTTCTAGCGAATAATATTGATACAATTGTTTCAGTACTTGGAAAAGCAATAAAAGCATGGATTACTTTTAAAACAGTGATGTATGCATTGAATTTAAAAGAGCAAATTGGTAATTTTTCAAATTTAAAAGGTAAAATTTCAGATACAGCAACAAGTTTTAAAGATGCTGAATCAAATGCTAAAAAGTTTGGACAATCTATAAAATCAATAGGCTGGACTGCTTTAATTGGAGCTGTTTCAGAATTAGCAATGAGTCTTTATGATGTTGCAAATGGATATGATGTAGCTAAAAAAAGAGCTGAATTATTTGCTAAATATCAAAAATTTGCAGAATTACAATCTAATAAAAATATAGAGTCTATTCAAGATGAAATTGATGCAAATGATAGAATGTTAAAATCTAAAATAGCTACTGGAGAAATTACACAAAAACAAGCGTTAGACTTACAACAACAATTTTTAACAAAAAAACAATTTGCAAAAGAAGAATCAGATTTTGAAACAAGAACAAATAAAGTAGTTTATAAATCTAGATTAGATTTAGTAAGAGATTTAATCGCTGAAGAAATAAGACGTAAAAATTTATCAAAAGCATATATTAAACAACTTGAAGAAGAATCATTTAAAAATAGATTTGCAATAGCAGATGAAGAAGCTAAAATTGATGCTTCAAATGTTAAAATTAAAGCTTATCATGCATTTTTTGAGGTACTTGAAAGTACTAATAATTCTTTAATAGATGAATCAAACGAACTTAAAAAAACAACAAAAGAAACAAAAGAAAAAACTAAAGCAATTGAAGACTATACAATAAGAGTAAAAGAATTACAAAACGCTAGAATAGTAGATGACCAACAAAGAAAAACTGCTGAATTAGAGTTAAAATATACTACTGATTTAGCTAGTATTAAAGGCGATGGAATAAAAGCAAATGAATTACGAATTGAACTTGAAAAACAATATTTATCAGATTTGAAAGATTTACAAGTTGAGTTTGATAAAATTAGAAATGAAGAAAACGATAAGAAAATAAAATTTATCAATGACCAACATTTACTTGATATTGAAAATCAAATTCAAGCTAAGGAAATTGAAATGCAAACTGAATTAAATAGTGCAGATTCAGAAAAGGAAAAATACAATATTCGTAAAGTTTATGGAGATGAATTAAGAGCATTAAAAATTAAGCAACTTGAAGAACAAAAAAGAATTGAGTTGCAAAACTATGAATTGACTGAAAAGGAAAAATTATCTATTCAAGAAAAATATGATTTAGAAATTCTAAAATTAAAAGAAGGTACTATTCAAGATGGCGAAGATTTAGATAAAAATGCACTTGAAAAAGAAAAGAAACGCTTAGAAGAAATGCGTAATTTCAGACGGCAAATATTTAATGAGTTGTTAGATGAATTGAAACGTCAATCTGAAGCTAGAGAAAGTCAATACGACAAAGACATACAAACGCAAAAAGATTTCCAAAGCCAATTACAAGCGCAAGCCAACGCTGGAAATATTACAGCTCAACAATCAATTGCTCAATCCATAGAAGCTGAGAAAAAAGCTACAATTGAGAAAGCAAAAGAGCAAAAGAAACAACAACAAATTGAGGATATCAAAACGCTTTACAATTTGATCAATCAAAACATTGATAAAGGGGATAACGCTGGAGTGGCAACAGCAAAGGCAACAGCTTCAATGTCATTAATCAAAGGTATTGCAAAATTATTCCAAGGGTTTGCAAAAGGTACAAAATGGAAATTAGGAGACGAGGACAAGCCGTTTATGTCAGGGGTTGACGGTCATATTGTACGTGTCGATTCTAGTGAAGCGATTATAAACGGGGGTTTAATGAATAAAGCTGAAAAAGCTGGAATTAAATCCACTGAGCAACTTGTAAATAGTGCCGTAATGTACCAAAATTATAACCCTCAAATGATGCGTATGAATGACGATAGACAAGGATTTAATAGTAGTAGTGCTATGATGTCAATTGAGCCAATTACACAGCGTTTAGAATCACTTGAGCAAACTATCAAAAATAAGGTTGAGTTTAGAATTGACCCGTATATCGTAAATGGTATTGTCAAGGGAGTAATGGAGACCGAAAAATCTAAGAATTTAACACGAAAAAACATTTATAAGTCATGATAGGAGCGATGCGATTTTATGCCTTTAACGGCTTAAATATTACGGAAATTCAACCAAGTGAACGAAACGAATTAGGTTATAAATCTACATTCGGTAAACGTCCAAATGTCATGCAGTTGACAAGTGAAACAATCACTTTGAGCGGTGCAGACCGTGAACTTGTTTACAATTGGATTTATAGCGGTCAAGGACGGTTTGAAAACATTGTCGTTCGATTAGATTCCGACACCCAACAAAAAGATTATTTCATTGATTTATCCACAGTTGAATTTACGGATAGTAGTTGTACGGTTGCAATTAGACCACGTGGGGCATTTGATGACTTTTGGAGTAAAGCCGATGCGCTTACATTTGAGGTTGTTGATGCGTTAGGAAACGGAGTACTTACGAACGCTTGCATACGACACCCTTATTTAATTGTCAAAGATGATTTAGCCGTTCAAACTATTGTAATTTCACTTACTATTTTTTCACTTACAACTGAATTAATACGTACAGTTAAAGCAATTGCAAATTTAGCGGCAGAGGTTGCCAACGTTCCATTTGGTACGATTACAGCCGTTATTAATGCCGTTGTTTTGACAGTTTACTTATTTTCATTAGTAATTGCTATAATCCAATTTATTCAACAATTAGTTGCGCTTTATTTCCCAAAACTTAGATATTTAAAAGCAATTTCTGACTACGATTTAGTACGACTTTCATGTGAATATTTAGGGTATCAATTACAATCTAGTTTGCTAGAATCATTGAGCGACTGGTACACCGTTGGTATTCCAATTGAAAGATCACAAAATAGAAAGTCATTCTTTGATTTTATTTCAGATGAATTTGCAAACGATACTTTAAATTATGGATTTCCGACTGTTTACGACACCACACCAACACTAGGAAGTTTTATTTCGTCAATAGAAACTATTTGCAATGCAGAAACAATTGTTTACGACAACATTGTAAGAATTGAAACTAGAGCGACATTTATACAAAATCCAGTAGCTACTATTCCGAATGTTTTTAACGTTCAAGAAAAAAGGGAAATGAAATGGAGACCGGATACGGAAGAAGATTGGAAACGTAAAGTTTTGAAGTGGCAAACAGATTACCAGGACAAGCACACGACAGACAATTTTAGCGGAGTAATTTCTGAATATTCAACTGAGCCGATCCAGTTCCAAAACCGTGATATGGTTCAAGTTTTAGGATTCAAACAAGAAGAATTTTTATTTAGTCTTTCTAAGCGCAAAAAGAATTTAACTAAAATTGAAAAGCTAATAAAAGCCTTATTTGATACGACTGACAAGGTTGTAAATGCTTTTGGTGGCAATTCGTCTTTTGCTTCAAATATTACAAACAGAATAGGTGCTTCAATGCTTTCTGAGGAAGTATTTTCTATCACTAAAAAAATGATTTTAGCAAGTGATGGACGGCAAAAAGAGTTCTATATGGACGTTTTAAACACCGATTCAATTTATAACAGATTTCACAAAGACTTAGAGGTTTTTGTCAATTCGGGTAAAATCTATGAAACGATGCCAATACCATGCACTGAGTTTGATTTTTCAAAGTTTTCTATAAATAAATACGTAAATTTGGGAAATACTGGGAAAGTTGTTGAATTATTAGATGCTAAATTTTTGTACGGTCAAGCCAAAGCAGAAATTACTTTTAAAGAATACGACAACTCAGGATTTAACACGAAAACAATTAAAATTTATTAACATGGATTTCGATTTTAAAAACATTTTTAAGGACGTTAACAAGGTTTTAAATAGCGCAAAAACTAATTTAACACCCGAGCAACAAGTCCAAGTTAACCAATTCCAAAACAAAACAAAAAACTTTTTTAAAGGCAACGATTTAAGCGATGTTTCTAAAATTGATATTAATTCCTTAAATTTACGACTTGAAGAACTTAAAACACTAGCGAATGGCTTTGCAGATAATAAATAGACGGTTTGTTGATTACCAAAATAGGGGTTTATCATTTCCATTCTTTCAGGGTTGGGATTTTGTAACCGCTATTTACACAGTTCAAGTTGATTTTAGTGTACAGATTTCAATTTCTAATCAATTGGTTGTTTCAGGTACAACTTTGAGTTTGACAAATGGAAACTGGGAAGAATTTGGATTTTTTGCTGGTGCTAATATTTCAGGAACTTACACACACGCAACGGGTGGAGCGCACACAATACCAAGTGGTTCAACTGTCGATTATGTCGATGGTGGAATAATGACAATCATTTTAGGTTCTGGTTCACTTTCGGCCGGTACGGCTTCAATTGGATTAATTACTTGCGATGAAATACCGAACGCCTTTGAGGTTGAATTTAACTTAGTTCCAAATACTTCAGGAGCAGAAAATCAATTTTCGTTAATTGATGGAGAGGTTAACAGATTTTCAGTATTAACAGACGGCATGGCAATTTCAGATCCTCCGATTGATTTTACTAGAATAGGTGCTAATTTCTCAGGTGGTTCGATTATGTCAGCTTCGATTGACAGAAAAGCGAATATTTCAGGTAGACAAGTATTTGAAATTTCAGTAAGTTTTAAGAATTGGACAATAAAAGATTTAGGATTATTCTTAACTGCAAATTGCGTTAAACCATGGATAAGAATAAAGGTATTTCCTGAGTATCAAAATCCAACGGTATCAATTGATATTGTAAACACTCCGAGCGATGCGCAAACGGGTGCATTTAATGAAGTTGGAAACGGTGGTATTCCTGATTATTCAATTGGGTCAATTGCGTGGGAAAATGAAAGCGCAGAAACTTTACCAACATTCGACTACTCACAACCTAGTATTTTCACAGCTGTAATTAACGGAGTGTTTACAAGTGGCTCAAAATTTAATTTAGCGTGGTATTTTGATTCTGTTGAAGATTCGGACTATAAAAATTTACCGTTACCGATTGACAATAATTTAATGTTGGTAACAAAAACAGCACCTTTTAATGTAGGAACAACACCTAGTTTTTTAGGGTATGCAAGAGCGGACGGTGCGCAATTAGGATTGAGCGATATTTTGATAACTCAGTCAGGAACGAGCGCAACAATTACGGGAAAATTCACGCCAAATGCAGAATTTATAAGTTTTATCGAATCAAAAGAATCGTTTAACAGAAATTTCAGACTTGCAATAAGAGTTGAAAACCCTAGTTTGACAGATAATTTTATTAAGCCAGTTTGGTTGGATGTCGATAGCCAAACAATGACTAAACAAATCATTCCTTTAGGAGAATATGACATTGAAAATTATTCGTTATTTGGTCACGATCAAACTTTAAATCCAAATAATTTAATCATTGAGGATGATTTTAGAACGGTAACAAAATTCACTCTACCTAGAAATAATAACTTTGAATCAATTGAGGTGGGTTGTATAGTGTTTAATACCGACAACAATAATAGATTTACACTTGAATCTGTAACTTGTAATTTAAGCGGTTTCCCTACTTTGATTGACGGGTCAAAACCAATTAACCAAACTATCAATTTACCAATTAATCTAAGTCCTACAAATCCAAATAAACAAATCATTTTTGAACGTGAAACATCTTTAGATGACGAGGGAAATTACGGGGTTAAAGTAACTTATTCAAGCGTAATTGATTGGAAATATTGGTTAGAGCAAGTAAACGCTGATATTTTCTTTTTCCCAAATCAAAATAAGGATTGGTTAAATTATCAAAGTGGGGATTGGGTAATACTTTTTGCACTCAGAATTAATACTGAGTTAGGGCAATATGAAAACGGCTGGCAATTAGATTTGAAAGATTACGACGATTGGAGTGGTTCGACTGAGTGGGAGTATTTTAAAGAAGATATGACACCGTTGACAAAGCCGTTAATTGACGAAATAACAATTATCAAAGCTACACATACAGCTGGAAGTGCCTTTGATGAAGATGCGTATTTTTGGGGCCAAATGACAGTTGAGCCAAATGAATCAAATCCACGTTGGGATATTTCTAGTGTTTACGATACTTTACCAAATCCGCTAAGTCCTTTGATGCCTTTGGACGGAGAAGATAGGTTAAAACTTGTAATTGACGGCTCAACTATGGAAACATGGTGCAAGTTTGACCCTACAAAATTAAGTGATCCGTCAAACGTTTCTTTTTCATCAAGAATTTACAACGAATTACCAAAAGATGATTCAGACGTTGAAGTGAGAAATAAGGTAACAACAAAAACTGTTAAATTACCAAAAGACACAACAAACGAGCCACGACTTGATAGTGGTAATTGTTGCGATTGTATTTGGGACGTTTTCGCAGATGAAAATAGCAATGATACATGGAAAAATCATGTTTCATCACGTTGGGCAACTGGCGAAACTGTTACTTTTCAACTTTACAAAGCTGGAGTTTTAACTTCATTTCAACCAACAGCGCAAGATTTTCCTAACGATGTAGATTCTAAATATTGCACAATTCCATGGAAAGACGTTTTGCTTTCGGAGGGTCAAGGTTGCTATACCTTAAAGGCTTCGATTGAAGTCGCTGGATTAGAATTTGAAAGAACGCTAGGAGTGTTTGATTTAAAACAATTCGATTGGTTTTTAGCACGCACAAAAGTAATGATTCGTTCGGTTTTTAACGATGCTAATATGCGTGAACAAATCAATTTCACTAACGCAAACGTAGTTGATTGTATTATGTTTGATGGAGATATTGAGGAGTTTCAACCAAATACGGAAATTTCAAACTTGACTTTTTCGGATTTTTCACAAAACAAAATTAAGCGTGAAAATCTTACAAGTTGGTCGGTCAATGTAAATCCAAGCGGTTACTGTTTAATTAATCGACTTGTAAATATTCATTTAGTAGGAGAAAATAAACTATTTGCGACTGATTATAGATACAATTCATTCGATAAAACAATACTTGATAAACCTTGCATTTTATCGGAATCGCCACAAATGACACCTTTGTACACTTCGGAACGTCAAAAGTCAACTTTCAAAATTCAAGAAAAGATCGTTAATAATTTGACGAAATACGGAAGTGTTACGGCTTCAGGAGATGTAAACGCAGAACAATTGCTTTATCCAAATACGATAAATGAGGAGGGTGGAGATGCAAACTATGAATTAGTTGATACCGATGGCGATTTAATCAGTTCAGGCTCTATTCCTAGCGGAGATACTGAAACGATTATTGCACCTGACGGAACGGTTGTAATTAAAAATTCAGGGCTTGCAGTAATTTCAACACAAAATGTAAAATCAGGAGATAGTCAAGATTACATTGTTGCAAATAGTGTTGTGATATTAAGAGATTCAGCATTAACAACAATTGATACTTTTAATTTACCTGCTACTTCGGCTACATTTAGAACGGTTGCTGATTCTCCATTAACCGTTAACGGGTCAAGTATAGGTTCGGTAAAAGCGACAGCAACAAGAAACCTATTCGTAAAATTAAACGGTACTAATTCGGGAACTTACGATGGTGTCGATACGATTAACGTAACTTCTAGTGATGCGTGGGTTCGTCCTACTGGATGGCTTCCATTAGATACAGTTGGAACTGGTACAAATAAGTTTAGTGGTTTATTTGCCGTTTATGAAACGAAAAAGAATGTTTGTACAATGTATATTTCTATTCCTTCAGGAACACGTACAATCAGTTGGGGTGATGGAACAACACAAAACGCAGTAAATAACACTATTTACACAAAAGTTTATGATTACGCTACATTGTCAAGTCCAATATTGACTGATGAATTTGGTTTTAATTACAAAATGGCAGTTGTAAATGTAAATTTAACTGGTGCAACATCTATTCAGGTTGACCGAAATACAACGGCAACATTAATAAATAATGGTCGAACTTTGGGATGGTTAGATATTGCTGTTGATTGTTCAACAATGACAAACATCATGCTTTCATCACAAGGAAAATCTACATTATTACAGAGATTTTTAGTTTATAATTTAGCAACAGGTGTTGGTGGTTGTGATTTCACTTCATTACCACATTTAAGAGTATTGAAATTTCCTTTTAATCTCATGTCAAGTGCAACATCATTATTTAATGGGCAATTAGGATTTGTAAGAGATGAATCCAACAATCCAATTACAGTTAATTTAACAAGTGCGACTGGAAATAATCAAAATTTATTTTTGAATGGATTAATTGATAAGGTAGGAAACATAAGTGCACCAGCAATTACCAATGCTTCACAATGGTATCAAAATTGTCAAAACTTACAACAAATTGGAACTTCTAATTTCCCTTTGGTAACAACTTTAGCATTGCACTTATATGAATGTCGTGAACTTGTAAATGTTGGAACTTTTACAACAAGTGCATCTCTTACTTCATTAAGTAATTTTGCTTTAGGTTGTAGAAAATTAAAATCTTTGATTTTTACACAATGTTCAGGAGTTACAGATTTTACAAGTGCTTTTGGTCAAATGGTATCTTTAGAAACTTTGATTTTACCAAATGCGACTAGAGGTTTTACGATTGATGACTGTAATATGTCAGCAACGGCAATCGATGCTTTATTCACTTCATTGGGTAATGCCGTAGGTTCTCAAACGATAAACGTCCGTAGAAATCCTGGTTCTGCAACTTGTACAACGTCAATTGCAACATCAAAAGGTTTCACAGTGGTAATCGCTTAATTTTAGAAATATGTTTTACAAATTTGAGAATAACAAGTGGGAATATGGCTATACAGTTTGCCTACCTAGTGGCGAAATTTTAACCGAAGAAAATAAGGTTAATTCTGACGGTTGGGAGTGGCACGATGAACAACCTATTGATTTTAATGTAACTAATGTTACAGAATAAAAATAAATAGTTACATTTGATGCGATGATGGAAGCGGTTAAAATATTTAAAACATACGGAGGGCTGGGAGTGGTTTCCGTTTGGTTATTCATGACGAATAGTAGAGTAGATAAATTGGAACTAGAATTGCAAGCGTGCAACGATTCTAAAATAGATATTTACAGAGAGTTAACCAAGCCGATAACAAGCAAGCACAACGAAAATAAACCGCCATTAATCGCAATATTAACGCAACCAGTAACCATAAAAAACGTAGAACATGAAGAATGTTGAAAAAATGGATTTGTTGGACCGCTTAGAAGCACCTACACCAAAAAAGAACAAAAGAATAGGTCGTATTTTTACGGCTATCGGAGTAATCGCTGGAACTATTTTAAGCGCTGGAGTTGTTACCGCACCGTTAGGAGTTACTATCCTTACAATCGTTACCGCCGTAAGTGGTGGCGTAGCAGTATTTAACGGTCAGAAAGTAGCTGAATAGCATGGTAGAAAAAATAAGCAAGAATGTTCACAAGATTAGTTTATCGGGTGAATACAACGAGGTTGCTTTACTTTCCGATTTACATTGGGATAATCCGAAATGTGATAGAGTGCTACTTAAAAAGCATTTAGATTATTGTTTGAAAAATGAGATTCCTGTTGTTATTACTGGGGATCTTTTTTGTTTGATGCAAGGACGCGGAGATAAACGTTCAAATAAATCTGACATATTACCTGAACACAATAATTTCAAGTATTTAGATTCAATCATTGAAACGGCCGTGGAATGGTTTACGCCTTATGTAAGCGTGTTAAGTGTTATAAGTTATGGTAACCATGAAACGAGTATCATTAAATGGCAAGAAACGGATATTTTGCAAAGGTTTGTAGATTTACTAAACATGACTACGGGCGGAAATGTGCAAGTAGGCGGTTATGGTGGTTGGATAGTTTACGAAGTTTTAAATAGAAAAAATGTAAGAGCAAGTTTTAAGCATAAATACTTTCACGGTTCAGGCGGTGGTGGTATTGTAACAAAAGGCGCAATTAATCTAACTAGAGCGTTGGAAACTTACGAGGGTTTTGATTTGTTTAGCATGGGACATATTCACGAAAACAGTTGTAGAAATGATAGCCGTGAAATACTACACATGCATGCAGATACTACTGAAATTAGGCTTAAACAAATACACCATTGTATCACGGGAACGTACAAGGAAGAATACGGCGACGGCTCTAAAGGGTGGCACATTGAAAGGGGCGCACCGCCAAAGCCTTTGGGTGGTCGTATTTTGATGCTTAGTGTAAAGCGTGAAAATGAAAAGTTAATTAAGTGTTTAGATAGTAAAGGCTTTCCAATTTAGGCTATTATATTAGTCAAAAAGGATTTATTTGAGTAATTTAGCTAATATATTAATCAAAAAAAAATGGGTAAAGTAATTTTAGAATTTGATAGCGTTGAAGAACAAGACGAAGTAAAGACGGCACTCGATGGCTATAAGTGGAAACTTGCGATTTGGGACTTAGATCAAAAGTTACGCAGCATAACTAAGTACGGCGAAAGTTTAATTCAAGATTCAGCAAGCGAAATAGAACAAGAAATTGCAAATGCTATGCGTGAGGAACTAAGAAACGTTTTAAGTAGTTACAATTTAAATTTAGATTAAATGACAAACGTAAAACAAGTAGCTGAAAGTTACATAGGACAAAAAGAAATATCAGGAAATCAAGGATTCATTGATAAGGATTTTGAAAAGAAAATGCGAGCGTGTGGATTTTATACGGGTGCACCTTGGTGTGCATTTTTCGCAAAGCTAGTTTGGAAAGAATCAGGAACGGAAAGGTTTAAATTAATCGCTGGTTCTGCACTTCAAACAATGCGTAATTTCGTGAAAGCTGAAAAGTTACAGTTAACAGCAAAGCCAAACATCGGTGCAATTGCAATTTATCGCACAATGAAAAATGGCAAAGCACAAACTACGGGACACGTGGCGGTTGTTGTTGGATTTAATGATTTAGGATTTACAACTGTTGAGGGAAATACAAACGCAAGCGGAGGACGTGAGGGTATTGAAGTAGCGTTAAAGAAACGTTCATATAAATTTTACGAGCCGAACGGTTTACAATTAATGGGATTTATTAACTATTAATTACTACCTTTGTTTTTTCATAAATTAATTTTTAGTTTTCGTTTAGGTAAATTAAAGCGTGTCGTAACTGATGCGCTTTTTTTATTTACCGTTTATCATTGATATTTACCGTTCATCACAATTGTAGTATTTTATCGAAAGTGAGTTAGTAGATTTGCTGAAACTTAAAAAGAAAAATTATGAACGAAAGAAAATGCGCGTTAATTATGTTCGGGGCTTATTGCTTAGTATTAATCATTTTATTTATTGTGTAATGGAAAACTTCCCACTATTTGAGTTGAAAGCAAAACTCAAAGAAATCGAAAAAAGACTTTCGGAAGATGTAATTGTAGATTTACGTTTCCAAAGTGAAATACAAGACGACAAAGAAAAAGTAAAGCAGTTGAAAAGATCGATTGCTATTTTAGAATCAAATAAGTATTAAGATGGCAAAGTTAAAATTAAATATCACAAAAGAAATTGCATTAGATATTATGTCAATGCACAGACAAAGTATAGATTTAAGGGTAATATCTAAAAAATATAATTTTTCAGCTACTTTTATATCTATGTTTACAAGGGCGTTCAATGGAAATGAAATAACATTAAAAACACTTCACGAAGACCACCAAGTTTTAATAAAACAAATATCGCCTTTTTACAACCAAAACGCAACAAAACAAAACGATGTAAAAAATGAAGTTTGTGAGTATAAATTATTACATGAATTGTTTGTGGATAAAGTTTGTGAATATTTAGGTTTTAGCAAAACTTTAAGTATTTTAAAAGAAGTAAAACAACAAGTAAGTGTTTGCAACCATGAATTAATTTTAGGTAGCGATGATGATTTTTATTGTGCTGAATGTAATAAACAAATGTAATTATGGAAAATTTAAAAGTAGAAGATTGGGTAATGTATCAAGGCAAAAAACGCCAAATTGCAATTGTAAACAGAGACGGAACGGTACGACTAAAATCAGACGACCCGAATGAAATGAGTTACTGTAACGGAACTATTGGTTGTTTTCATAAAAATTGGCTTAGTCCAGTAATTGAAAATAAAACAGCAGTAGACTGGTTATTTGAACAACTATGGAATAGTGATAAAGATAAGTTTGTTTGGCACTCTTTATTAGAACAAGCAAAAGAAATGGAAAAAGAACAAATAATTGAAGCGCATGGTAATAAGAAAAAGACCGCAAGAGATGTGAAAAATTATCAATATACCTATACTGGAGAAATGTATTTTAATGATAATTATTTTAAAAAATAGTATTTTATTAAAACTAAATTACTATATTTGCACAAACGAAAATTAATTAATTATGAAAAATTTGTATTTGAAGCTTGCTGAAGTCAAAAGAGAAGTAGGCAAAGTTTCCAAAAATTCCAAGAATCCACATTTCAAAAACACGTATGCGGATTTAAACGCTTTAATCGATGCAGTTGAACCGATACTACTTGAAAAAGGTTTATTGATGTTACAGCCTATTCAAAACGGAAACGTAACAACTATAATCATTGATTGTGAAAACAATGAAAGTGTAGAAAGTTCAATATCTTTGCCAGCGTTGCAAGATCCACAAAAGTTAGGTAGTGCTATAACTTATTTCAGACGTTACACATTGCAAAGTTTATTGAGTTTGCAAGCTGAAGACGACGACGCAAACAAAGCAAGCAGAAAAGATACGCTTTCAGACGAAAGATTTACCAACGCATTACAAGCTATTGCAGACGGTAAAGCAACCAAAGAAAGTTTAATTAACAATTTTACATTAACAGCTAATCAATTAGCACAATTATAATAATCATGCAAGAGAATCACATTTACGACATCGATAGAGATGCAGAAGCACACGGTTGGGCAAACGCTCAACCAAACGCTAACTTTGACTTAGTAGTAGCAAAAGAGAGTTTAGTTCCAACAGTCGAGGGATTTATTAAAACACTTAACGAGGGCGTGGATAACGGCGAATTGAAAGCACTGGAAGTGTTCGCAGTTTACAAGAAGCTGGAAAAAATCTTTGATGAAGCAAAACGCAAAGTAGAAGAGACCGCAATGGACGAAGCTAGAAGTTACGATAAAACTTTTACAATCGCTGGAGTTGAATTCACATCAAAAGAGGGTAGTAAGTTGTTAAACTATTCGGAGGATTTCCTTATTAAAGATTTGAACGAAAAACTTAAACAACGTCAGGAGTTAATTAAGGTCGCTACGGCATCAAAAGAAGCGATTTACGACGCTGACGGTATAGAAGTAACTAAAGTATCTTTAAAGCCAACAAAAAGCAGTTTAAGTGTAAAATTTAAAAACAAGTAATATGAGTGCAATTATCCAAATGTCAATTGATGTATCAAAGATTGACAAATCAAAATTGAAAGACGGAAAATATTTGAATGTAAGTATTTCTGTAAACGATGAAACGAAGTACGACAACAATGTTTCAATGTGCTACAATCAAAGTAAAGAGGAGCGCGAATCTGGCGCTAAGAAAACCTATTTTGCAAACGGTAGAGTGATTTGGACAGACGGAAGCATTAAAGTAGCTGAAAAAGCTATTCAGAATGATATTCCAGCGGGTAACGTTTCGCAAGAAAAAGATCCATTACCGTTTTAATCTAATCAAAAAGGGGATGCGCATCTTTAACGCATATTAATTTTAAAGTTATGTTTCAGAAAACAAAAACTTACTTTGCGATTTATGAAAATTTAAGAGATAGAAATGTTTTAGATGAAGATGCTAATTTTACTAGTTATTCAGATAATACATTTACTTATCAATATACTGGCGATTTTATTTCAATAAATTTTGAAATTTCAGCAGAGAATTTAGTTTTAATGGATAAAATGGCAATATTAGACTTATTAAATTTAGAGAAATTAAACTATTTTTTTATGACTTGCAGTATAAATGAAAGTCCAATATTTCACGCTAAAGTTTTTGAGTGGTCATCTTATAGTTTTGCAAATCCAAATTAAATAATCACACTTTTTTAAGTCCGCTATTCCACGAGTTTAGCGGATTTTTTATTTTATTTTCAATTATTATTTAAAAAAGTATTGTTTAATTAAAAAGTTTTAGTACATTTGCTGAAACGAAAACGAAAAAGTTATGAGAATTAAAGCAAAAATTACTCCAGCGGAGAAAGCGACAAACCGTCGTGAAACACAAAAGTACAAGTCAACAACTGCAAAAGGTGTTATGCCTTATGATGTTGTAGAAATTACTTACAGGTCTGTTTTTTTTAATGGTAAAATGAACCAAGTAAAGACTATTGATTTATTTTTAAACGACTAATCATGGCATTCAATAATTTTAACTACGATCATGAGGGAATAACTTTTGACGTGTACTACAAAAAAAACCGTGAAGATGAACCAGTCATTGAGCGAATAATGTTAGGCAAACACGACGTAACCGACGAGATTCAAGAAACAGACGTTTTTAGCTTCATTGATGATACGTTAACCGAAAAATGGCAAAACCATGACTTATAAAACCAAAAGCGACATTACACCCACAAATATCTATATTCCGAGCCATTTAATTGGTTTGGAATTAGAGGGGGTAGTTCAAGGTAATTTAGTCGTAAAAAAGAACCATGTTAATATTCATACTTTCGACACTATCACAGTAATTGAGGAAAGTGAATGCGAAAAAACAAAGCGGACTTTTTACCAAGCAATTGCCTATTTGAACAAGAAACGATATTTTGTAATTTTAAAAAAGAAGTAAGATGAATGATACATCTAGGATTGGATTAATTTGTAAAAGAAATAGAGAAATCGAAAAAGAAAGAAAAATTTTAATTGAACAAAGAAAAAATAACACCATGAAAAAAGAAGAAATTTACGTTGTAATTGACAGCGAAGAAAAGAGATTAAGAGCGATTCAGATTTTGACTGATGCGAAAGAAGAAATATTTAGTATGAGTGGTATGTTGCAAAAAAACGACAAAGAATTTACAATAGATTATATTCTTGGTAGTTGGACTAGAAATGCAAATAAAGAAAAGAAAACCGAAATCACCCTCGACCAACTAGAGCAAATGTTAAACCCTAATTTCGTTGTGAAAGAGATTGCACTACCTTTCGAAGAACTGCAAAAACAAGCTGAATTGCACGGATGGAAATTAGTCAAAGAGGAACGACAAATAAAAGTTGGGGATTTTGGGAAGTTTTGGGATGAGAATGAACAGTGTTGTGTTTATGGTTTTTTAGAATCAATATTTATGTACAAAAGAAAAACAGGGTCGATATACATAAATTTCGCCCACCTAACAGACGAAGAAAAAGCAAACATTCAACAAAATTGGTAAGATGAAACTAACAATTGAAATAAATTATACCAATTCAGTTGAGCGTGTAAGACATCGACAAAAAGCGGAAAAACTTATACGGTCAGGACTTGAAAGTTATTCATGTAAAGAGTTTTCATTTGCGATTAACAAAGAAGTGAAACAAGAATTTCCGAGTATTAAATTAGTTAGATTCGAGCAAATAAACGGGAAAAAATGTATGATAATCCCTAGTAAAATGAATTTTTAAAAACAATAATTATGATAATAGAAGAAGTAAAACCTGGTCAAAAATGGAGTAACGTAACAAGACCGCAGATAGTCGAAGTTACTTACATCGTAGGTAGAATGATTTGGTATAACATACTAGAGCAAGAAACAAAAATACACAAAAAGGAATACTCAAAGTCAATTGAACATTTTACCAATAGTTACGTTAAGCTATGAAAGAGCCACTAGACAAATACATCGAATATTTTGATCCACGACACCATGAGCAATATCGTTTCAGTTATTTGGTAACAATGAAGAAACTTGTATTCACACATCTTAGAAAGCAAGGTTATTCAAAGCGAGATTTGTTAAAAGTTTTCCGGTGCAACATTTCTAGCATTCGACATTTGGAAAACACCGCAAACGATTTTAAAGATAACAACGATTATTTTAAGGATAATTGGATGTGGATAATTTGCTCAAAAATAAAACCCGTTCAAGTGATGAATAATTGGAGCGAACACGGCAATCAAAAAGTAGGTTTTAAAATGGTTTTAATAAAAGATTTATGAAAGATATTGCAGAAAGAATACACTACAATGCAATAAAACACGCTTTAGATTCAGTTAATAAATTTGGATTTTATAAATGCTACAAAACAGAAGAAATAGCCAAAGACATCAAAGAATTATTTGGAGTTAATGTAAAGGTAGGAAGTGGCGTATTATTGCAAATAAAAACATTAGATAACGAAAAACAATTAACACTTTTTTAAAATGACAATACAACAAAAAGACGACTTAGCGCACATAGTAATGGCAACAATGCAACTGCAAAGCGCAATTCATACCCTAGACAAAGTAACTGGAGAGGGCAACAAGTTTAAGCAGCTTAAAAAGAAAGAGTGGAATCAGTTTATTCACTACGTTCAAAAGTTCACGGCAAAGCATGAGATTGAACTTTACGATTTAACCGCCAAGTTGCCAGACCAAACGCAAAATTACATTGACTGCGTTAACGAGTTTGATAAAATTGCCGAAGAAATGAAAGTAATTATACCGTGATTAGAAAGTAATTTGTATATTTGCTGAACAGAAGGGTGAGAACTTCAGGAAATTTTATTGAAAAGCTAGCATGAAAAGGTAATCTCACCCACCTTGATTGCTGGCTTTTCGCATTTAAAGTAATTAGTATGGAATGGAGAGATGTTAAAGGTTATGAAGGTAGATATGAAGTTTCTGAAAATGGAGATTTAAAATCTATATTAAAAAGCGGTTCTGAAAAAAAATTAAAAGGTAGCATAAGTAAAGAAGGGTATAGGCAATTTACTTTAAATTGGGGCGAAGAAAATAAGCGTAACACTTATACAGGTCAACAGTTAGTTGCAATGTCATTTTTAGGTCATATTCCTAATTCAACAATTGGATATGTAGTTGACCATATTAATGATAACAAATTAGATAATAGAGTAGAAAATTTAAGGTTAATTAGTAACCATGCAAATGGAATAAAAAGACTAAATAAAAATCAATTATTTGGAGTAACGAAAAAACCAAATGGCAGATGGCACTCAAAAGTTTGGCACTTAAATAAAACCATTTATTTAGGAAGTTATAATACAGAAATTGAAGCACATTTAAAATCTGTTGATTACCTTAAAAAAAACAATATTAAAAGAATAATTTATTAATCATGGCTGAGGGTAAAAAATCAGTTTTGTTGTATTGTGATTTAATTCACACCATCGAAAAGATGGACGACGAAACAGCAGGAAAGTTTTTTAAGCATTACTTGAGGTACATAAACGACTTAAATCCAGTCGCTGAAAATATTATCATTGATTTGACATTTGAACCCGTGAAACAAAACCTAAAAAGGGATCTATCTAAATGGGAAAGTAGAGCAGATAAGAGCAGAAATAATGGAAAATTAGGGGGTAGACCAAAGAAAGAAGAAACCCAAAAAACCAAGCAGGTTATTTCAGAACCTAAAAAACCTGTTAAAGTAACAGTTAATGTAAATGATAATGTTAATGTAAAAGATAAAGTAAGTAATTCTCTTATGTCCGAAATTGAAATTTCAGACGTCCCACAAAATGAAATTGATTATTTTAATGTTGCCAATGCTTTTTTCCAACTATTCCAACAGAACGCAATTGATTTAGATGTGCGCTGGGTACACCTAGACAAACTTACTTATAAAAGATGCGTAACACCTATTCGATTACTTGCAACAAGCGACAACCGAACACGCGACGAAATGCTTTTAGTTTTTGACTTACTGAAAAAAGATTTATTTTGGAAACAGAATATTCAGTCAACTGAAAAACTTAGAGAAAAATTCGATCAATTAATCACTAAAGCACAAAACTATGGCAAAACAGACAAACGAGTTACAAACGAACCGTACGACCTTAGTTGTTTCGACGACTAGCGAAATCGGAAAAGCGATAAAAACTTTCAACGCGCTAACGGCATACGCTTATACAGATGAACAATTCCTACTTTGGGAACGATTGATAATGAAAGCGCGCCCGCATACAACACCAAAGGAAATCGGTAACGTTGTTATGAAATTAGCAAGCGGAATAGAAATACAAGCAGACCCGAAACTAGGAGTTCAAAACATATTGAAACATTTATTCACAAAAAAAGAATTACAAGATGCAGAAAATAGACGCCTTGAAGAAGAAATTGCAAACATTGAGAATTAATGTTTCAAATGAAGAATTGAATATTTTGGTTTCTTACGGTCAAGAAATCGAAAAGCAACCTAAAGAAATGGTTAATCCTTCGCTTAGTTTATCTTTAAAGCGACTAGGAACGCTTTTCTACTCAAAAGAAATAGATATTACCACAGTATCGGAGTTCGTGTCGCAAATGCAAAAAAAACGAGGTAAAATTTCAGTCAAAGAAATTGATTACGTATTTCAAGAAATCATTGATAATAAAACAGACATAAATACTTTTTTTAAACTTTCTGAAATATTAAGAATCATTGATGCGTACCTTGTCAAAAAGGCAAAAGTCGCGCGTGTGTCTTATGAAATCCATAACGAGAATAAAAAAGTTGAGGAGTTCGCGAATGAAGCAAACCAATTTTTACAAGACGCGGTTAAAAAATGGAAAGACGGTAAAGAACTTACGATTTACGAAAAGTGCGCGATAGGTAAGCGTCACGAATTTGATGTAAGAAACGCGGATATTCTAAAAGAACAAGCCGAAAATGATTTAGACCAAGAAAATAGTAAAATTGTCACGCGACATAAAAACGAACATTTCGGATTGTTTATTGACGAATCACAAAACATTCCAGTATTTTGGACTTTTGAATTATTGTATCATTATTATTTATTTACGCACTTATGACATTTGAAGAACTTAATAAAAAATCATTCTTTGACCTGGTTAACGATGTGTTTAAATTTCCAAATCAGAAAGTAGATTGTAATCATTTCATTGCTTTTAATAGCCATTTCACAGCGACAAAGCAAAAGGAGATAGTTGATGCAATAATCGAAAAGAAAATTGATCCACGGACGAATAAAGATTGCCAGCGTGCAAAAGGAATAATTATCGAAGTATTAAAACAATTACATTTAACAAACGAAATATGAAGTGTAAAAACTGTAAAGACCAATTTACTCCAAAAACCTTTTTGCAAAAATACTGCATGGTAAGACCTGAATGCGTTGAAATATTTGTAAGCGAAGTAAAAGCGAAACAATGGAAGAAAAAGAAAGCCGAAATGAAAAAGGAGTTGATGACATTGAGCGATTATCAAAACGCCTTGCAAGTTATTTTTAACAAATGGATTCGTAAACGTGACGAGGGGTTACTTTGTATTTCGTGTGGCAACATGACCGCAAAGCGAGATGCGGGACATTTTTACAGCGTAGGAAACTATCCAAGCGTTAGATTTGATGAGGACAACGTACACAGCCAGTGCGTACATTGTAACCAATTTCGAGGTGGTAACATTCACGAATACAAAAGATGGTTAACGCTTCGCATAGGACAAGAAAGAATTGAAGCGTTGGAGAAACGAGCGCACGAAAGCCGTAAATACTCTATTCCTGAAATAAAAGAAATGATTGAGAAATATAAAAACTTATTGAAATGAAAAAAATAAATGTAGTCAGTTTATTTAACGGGATGAATACGTTACGTCAAGCGATGGAAAATATAGGTATAAAAGTAGATAAGTATTATTCAAGTGAGATAAAGCCATACGCAATAGAATTAACACAACACCATTTCCATGACACTA